GGCGAAACTGTTTGGCACAACGGTCCCGTTATCGAAGCCCTCCAACGAGGTGCTGTACTGCTCCTTGACGAGATCGACCTCGCAAGTAATAAAATTCTCTGTCTTCAATCCATCCTGGAAGGGAAGGGAGTTTTCCTCAAAAAAATTGGAACATTCATTAAACCAACAAACGGGTTCAACGTCATCGCAACTGCCAATACTAAAGGCAAAGGTTCAGACGATGGTAGGTTTATTGGAACTAATGTGCTCAACGAAGCCTTCCTAGAACGTTTCCCTGTGACCTTTGAGCAGTCTTATCCTGCTCCTGCAACCGAGCAGAAGATCCTGGAAGGCGTTGCTCTGGACTTGGGTGTGGAAGACCGTGACTTCTGCAAACGTCTTGTGGATTGGGCAGACATCATTCGTAAGACCTTCTACGATGGTGGTATTGAGGAAATCATCAGCACCCGTCGCCTGGTTCATATTGTTCGTGCCTACAGCATCTTCGAAGATAAGGCAAAGGCAATCCAAGTTTGTGTCAATCGTTTTGATGATGAGACCAAGCAATCTTTCTTGGAACTCTATGACAAAGTTGATGCTGATTTTCAAATGCCACTTGACGAGGAGCAAGCAAACTGATATAATTGGGGAAGGTAAAAAATGTGCCTTCCCCTTATGAGTGATCCAACTTTTACTATTACTATGGACGAAAACACAAATGCTAATGGTTTCTGGAAATACAACGAAGATAAAATCCTGAAACAACTTGAACAATATATTTCTGGCACTTATAGCCAGCATTATGTTGATAGGACTGGTGGTGGAACAGAACAAACCCTTGATAAGATTAAACACAATCGTCGTGAAGGTTTCTGTGCTGGCAACATAACCAAATATACTGATCGTTATGATAGCAAAGGAACTCCCCGTGCTGACTTGTTCAAAGTTTTGCACTATACTATTCTTTTGATCAATCATCTCAATCTCGTTGAAAACAAGTGAAACTCAAACCCCAAATTATGAAACTCTCCGACAACTCTCTGACTATTCTCAAGAACTTTGCTGGAATCAACAATTCCATTCTGGTGAAGCAAGGTAATAAACTCCGTACCATCTCTGTGGCAAAGAACATTCTTGCCGAAGCAGATATTGTGGAAGAGTTTCCCCGTAACTTTGCAATTTATGATTTGAATCAGTTCCTGAATGGTCTTGGCCTTCATCAAGATCCTGAACTGGATTTTACGAATGATTCTTACATCACAATTCGTGAAGGAAAGCGTCGGGTCAAATATTTCTATGCCGATCCAAACGTAATCATTTCTCCCCCAGAGAAAGAAATCCAGCTTCCTTCACAGGATGTTTGTTTCCAATTGGAACACGCATCACTGGAGAAACTTCTTAAGGCAGCAGCAGTCTATCAACTTCCCGACCTTTCTGCAATTGGAGAAGCAGGTGCAATTCGTCTTGTGGTTCGTGATAAGAAGAACGATACTTCTAACGAATACTCCATCGTGGTTGGTGAGACTGATAAAGAATTCACTTTCAACTTTAAGGTAGAAAACATCAAGATTATTCCTGGTGCTTATGACGTAGTTGTGTCTGAAAAACTTTTGTCACAATTCAGCAATACTAAGTACAATCTGCAGTATTATGTTGCTTTGGAGCCCGACTCAACATTTGGATGATGGAATTTCTTCTCTATTTGACTCCTGTTGGACAACAAATCATTGACAGTATTAAACAGAGAAATTACAATGTTATGCAAAACGCACCCATTTGTCGTAATAGACAACTTATGGGTGTTTTGCAGTCTCCTAATTTTGTAATTTGTTTGGATAATATTAAAAATAGTGTAAGTCCAGTTGATTATTATGTAAATGAGACAGTTTATCACGAAGCAGTTCATGTGGCACAAGCTTGTAAGGGCAATAAATTAGGAATAGATGTTTATCTAAATGCTTATAAGATGAAAGATGTTGCCAATTCTGTGAAGGTTGGTGGTTCTTATCCTGTATATGAATCAGAAGCATACTTTCTAGAAGACAAACCCGAACAAGTTCTTTATTATTTGAAAAAGTTCTGTTTTTAATTATGAACATCTTCGTCACAAACGAATTTCCTGCTGAATCTGCAATTTGTCTTCCAGACAAACATATCGTTAAGATGCCCCTAGAATGTTGCCAAATGCTTTCTATTGTGGCATCCAAGTGGTATCATAATTACGGCACCCTTCCCAAGGCAGATGGTACATCCTATGCAACTGAGAAGGGTGCCTTTCGTAATCATCCCTGCACTAAGTGGGCTGCCGAATCTATTCACAATGCCTACTGGTTGATTAAGCACGGGATGAATTTATGTGATGAGTATGCGGTTCGTTATGGTAAGATCCATTCGTGCTATAATACTCTTCTGTCTGCTTACTATCTTTTCCCTAAAGGGAAGATCACGGAGGTGACAGAATTCGTTCGTGCTATGCCCGACGAATACAAACTTGATGAAAGCATTGATACATTCACTGCATACAAAATGTATATTGCTTCCAAACCTTGGGTTGCGGACAACTATCTCCGTATGCCTTCTCGCAAACCTGATTGGATTTAATTATGAGTGATTTTATTTGGACAGAGCGATATCGCCCAAAGACTATTGAAGATTGTATTCTCCCTGAGAATATCAAGAAGACCTTTCAAGACTTTCTAAATAAGGGTGAAATTCCAAATATGCTACTTGCTGGTCCCCCAGGAGTCGGTAAGACTACAGTAGCAAAAGCACTATGTAATGAATTGGGAGTAGATTTTTATGTCATTAATGGATCCGACGAAGGTAGATTCCTCGATACTGTCCGAAACAATGCGAAGAACTTTGCTTCGACCGTCTCACTTTCGTCAGATGCTAAGCACAAAGTCGTCATCATTGACGAAGCAGATAACACAGGGAACGACGTACAGCTCCTCCTACGGGCGTTTATTGAGGAGTTTGCTGGCAACTGTAGATTCATCTTCACCTGTAACTACAAAAACAAAATCATTGAACCACTCCACTCCCGATGTGCTGTGGTTGAATTTGGTATCAACGGAAAAGACAAACCAAAAATTGCCGCAAGATTCTTTAAGCGAGTATGCGAAATCTTGGTTAAAGAAAACATTAGATTCAATGAAAAAGTAATTGTTGAACTAGTTAATAAGCATTTTCCCGACTGGAGAAGGGTTCTTAATGAGTGCCAGAGGTATTCTATTGGTGGTGAGATAGATAGTGGGATTCTTGCGTCTTTTTCTGACGTTGCTGTAAATGATCTCATCACTCATCTCAAAGATAAGAATTTTTCTGAAGTCCGAAAGTGGGTGGTCGCCAACCTGGACAACGATTCTTCTGTCATTCTTCGCAGGGTTTATGACTCCTGTTATACTTGTCTTTCACCCCAAACTATCCCTGCTGCCGTTCTTATTATTGCTAAGTACCAATACCAAATTGCGTTTGTGGCTGACCAGGAAATTAATCTCCTAGCAGCACTCACTGAGATTATGTGTGAGTGTGAGTTTCAATGAGACCTAAAACGAGAGAGGCAATGGAAATGCTTTTTGCTGCTAAGTGGAATCTCCCAAAGGCAGCAGAGTATTGTAATCTTACTCATAAGGAGTGTAAGATTGTGTTTAATGAGTATTGTAATTTTCACTCTAAGACTTATGAAATCCCTGAAAACACCCCTTAGGTATCCTGGCGGCAAGTCTCGTGCTTGCGTCAAGATGGACCCATACTTTCCCGACTTACGAGACTATGATGAGTTTCGGGAACCGTTTCTTGGTGGTGGAAGTGTTGCAATTCACATTACAAAAAAATATCCAAATCTGGATATTTGGGTGAATGACCTTTATGAACCTTTGGTAAATTTCTGGCAGCAACTCCAGATGTTTGGTGTTGATCTTAAGGATAAACTTTCTGAACTTAGATTAGAAAATAATACTCCAGAACTAGCAAAAGATCTTTTTATTTTATGTAAGGAGAAAATTAATGATAAAGATGTGTCAAATATCAATCGTGCTGTGGCTTTCTATATTGTCAATAAGTGTTCTTTCAGTGGTCTCACAGAGAGTTCTTCGTTTTCCCCACAGGCAAGCAATGCTAACTTCACCTTGCGTGGAATTGAAAAACTGCCCGAGTACTCTAAGATTGTTGAGAAATGGCGTATAACTAATTATTCCTACGATTATCTGATGGATGGAAACAAAGG